TGGGGTTTAAAGCCATTATTTAGGGCTATGGCTACCTGTGTATACCTTTAGGGTAGATAGAGCCTTCTAGGGGTGTTTAAAGAGGTTTTAGGGCTATTGGGGTCGCAGCAGGAGAACATGAGCTGCTCCCATTGGATAAAGAAAGAAAAGAAAGAAAGAAAAAGGTCTATAAAAAGAAATAAAGAAAAGAAAGAAAATATATATAATATAATAATATATTTTAAAATAGCATAAAATCTAAGAAAAGTCAAGAAATATTTTTTATATATTTTTATAGTAAACACTTGACTTTTCTAAATAAGTATGTTATAATGTAAGCATATACTCTGTCTAAGGAGACTTAATGTCTGATAAAATTATAATTGCTAATCCTGTCTCAACAGGAGGAGCCTACTCTATTGAAGTTAAACAAGATGTTGTTTCTAAAGCTGTAGCTTTAGGGAACCTTAGACTTGTCTCTGCTATGACTTCTATTCCCTATGACACCATCCAAAGATGGCGTAAAACAGATTGGTGGAAAGAGTTTGAACTAGTTGCTAGACAAGAACAACAGAATGTTCTTGACTCTAAACTCTCTATCATTGTAGATAAATCTTTAGAAACTATAGAAGACAGACTAACAAACGGTGAACTTGTCCTAAACAATAAAACTGGTGAACTTGTACGAAGACCAGTTTCTATGAGAGACACTGCTAATGTAGCTAATACTCTGATGACAAGACAACATATGAACCGAAAAGAATCTTATGAGCAGATCGAAGTTTCAGAGTCCATTAAAGACACCCTCTCTGCTCTAGCTAAAGAATTTGCCAAATGGCATAAAATGAAAACTAAAGACGTTGTAGACGTTGAATCAAAAGAAATTGAGGAAGAATAATGCCCTTCATGAAAAATGGTAAACGGGACTACAAGCGTGAAGTAGCTCAATATACATCTAAGCCAGAAGTTAAAAAGAAGCGTGCTGAGCAGAACGCCGCAAGGCGCATTATGGAAAAAGCAGGGCTTGCACATAAAGGTGATGGTAAAGATGTAGACCATAAAAGGGCTCTTTCTAAAGGTGGTGGTAATAGTAGAAGTAACTTACGTGTAGTATCTGCTCATCAAAATAGAAGTTTTTCTAGAAATAAAAATGGCAGTATGAAACGTAATGATGGGAAAAAATAATGGACTTAACTGGACTTGGTAGTGTTTTTGACTTTGGATCAAAGGTACTCGATAAGATTTTTCCTGATCCTGCTAAAGCTCAAGAAGCTAAAATTGAACTTTTTAAACTACAACAAAATGGTGAGCTTGCAAAACTTGCCTCAGATACGGAACTATTAAAAGCACAAATTGATGTTAATAAAATTGATGCTGGCTCGTCTGATAAATTCGTTTCCAGAGGAAGGCCTTTTGTTATTTGGGTATGTGGTGTTGCTTTTGCTTATGCTACTATTCTTGAACCCCTTGCTCGTTTTGGATGTATGGTATTTCTTCATTACTCTGGTGCCTTTCCTTTAATTGATACTACAGTGACTCTACAAGCTCTATTTGGTCTTTTAGGACTTAGTGCTATGCGGTCATATGATAAGAAACAGGGAACTGCAAGTTAAACTAGCTCCTTTAGTATAATGGTATTATTCCGGTTTTGTAGTCCGGAGATAAGTGTTCGATTCATTTAGGGAGCACCATGTTAACTGCTGATGTTATTGCTGGGTTTAGTTCTTCCCTCCTACAAAAGAACTTTGACGGAGCTGTGGAAAGCCCAGCATGTCATTATGAATGGTGGACAATGTTTTGCAGTAACAACCCACAAATTGCAATTGCTGCTCCACGTAGACATGCTAAATCTACAGCTTGTACACTGACTTACTTACTAGCTTGCATGGTATTTAGAGAAAGGTCCTATGCCCTTCTTATTTCTGATACTGTAAGCCAAGCTTCTCAATTCCTAGCAGATATCAAAAAGGAATTGGCAGATAATGAACGCTTACGAATTCTTTTTAAAATTAAAGAATTTACTAAAGATACTGAAGACGATGTAATTGTTTTGTGTGAGGACGGTTATTTATTTCGTATTACAGCCCGTGGGGCGGAACAGAAGCTCCGGGGTTTAAAATGGAATAATAAGCGTCCTGACCTTATTATGGGTGATGACCTTGAGAATGATGAAATGGTCATGAATAAAGATAGACGTGATAAATTTAAGCGCTGGTTTTATGGTGCTTGTCTTCCTTGTTTATCTAGTAAAGGTATCATTAGAATTGTTGGAACTATTCTTCATGAAGATAGTTTTCTAAATAATTTAATGCCAAAAGACCATGATAGGTGGACCCGTACTTCAGAACTTAAAATGTGGAGTGAAAAAAAGTCTGCTTGGCTTTCTGTAAAATATAGAGCACATAATGAGACTTTTACAGAAATCTTATGGCCCCAAATGTGGACAAAAGAAAAATTCATTGCTATGAAAGAGGATTATACAGCTCGTGGTATTCCCGATGTATATTCCCAAGAAATCTTAAATGAACCGATTGATGAAACTATTGCGTTCTTTAAAAGACATGATTTCATTGCTCTTACTCCAGAAGATAAAAAGAAATCTTTACACTACTATATTACAGGAGATTTAGCAATCTCGGAAGAAGAGAATGCTGACTACTCAGTTTTTGTTGTAGCTGGTATTGATGAGGATAAAAATATTCAAATTAGGAATGTCATCAGAGAAAGACTTGACGGTCGAGAAATTGTAGATACTATTATTTCTTTACAACGTGTTTATAATCCGGAACTCTTTGGTTTGGAAGAAATGCAAGTATCTAAATCCATTGGCCCATTCCTTCGTGAAGAAATGTTAGCAACTGGTGTATATCCTAGTATGCTTATGTTGAAGCATAAGGGTAAAGATAAGATGGCTCGGGCCAGGTCAATTCAAGCTCGTATGAGAGCAAATACTATTAAATTTGATAAGCACGGAGATTGGTATGGTGCTTTTGAAGATGAACTAGCAAAGTTTCCTAGAGCTACTAAAGATGACCAAGTGGATGCTTTTGCATATCTTGGTATGATGTTAGATAGTTTAGTAGAAGCTCCAACCCAACAAGAAATGGAAGATGAAGAATATGAACTTGAATATGAATCCTCAGGAAGTCCAAACACCGGACGAGGAGTCTGGACAGGATATTAATTTCCTAAATAAGAACTATGCTGAAACTCTTTCTGATGAAGTTTTAATTAAAATTGGTCAAGACTGTAAGCAAGGATTTGAACTTGATTTAAATAGTCGTGCAGATTGGGAAGAAGCATTAGAAACTTGGATTAAACTTGCTAATCAACATAGAGAAGAAAAAAGTTATCCTTGGCCCAATGCTGCTAATGTAAAATATCCTCTTTTAACTACGGCTGCTATGCAATTTAATGCTAGAGCCTATCCTAGTTTAGTCCCTTCTAATGGTAAACTTGTAAATGCTAAAATTATTGGTAGCGATCCATCTGGAGAAAAATTTAAGAAGGGACAGCGTATTGCAAAGTATATGTCTTACCAACTTCTTGAAGAAATGGATGGTTGGGAAGAAGACATGGATAAGATGCTCTCCATGCTACCAATTGTTGGCTGTGTCTTTAAGAAAACTTGGTATGATAGAAGTGAAGATAAAGTCTGTTCTAAGTTTATTCTTCCAAAAAACTTTGTAGTAAACTATTGGACAAAAAGTCTTGAAACATCAGACAGAATGTCTGAAATTATTGAAATGAGTAAGCGTGTCTTACAGGAAAACCAAGCACTAAAGATTTTTCGTAATGTAGATTTAGGTGATCCAGTTCCGCTAGAAGACTCTAATGGATATACTTCTACAGATGATACACTTCCTTATGTTCTTGTAGAACAACATACCTTTTTAAAGCTTAATGGGGAAAAAGAAAATGAGTACCCAGCTCCTGTAATTGTAACTTTTGAATATACTACAGGAAAAGTTTTATCTATCTACCGTAGACATACAAGGGATGATGTAGTTCTTACTGATGATGATAAAAAAGTTGCTAAAATCAATCCAATTCATATGTATACTAAGTTTGGATTTGTTCCAAATCCTGATGGTAGTTTCTATGATATTGGTTTTGGGGTACTCTTGGGTCCGATTAATGAAGCTGTTAATAGTCTTATCAATCAGCTTATTGATTCAGGGAGCTTAAATAATCTTCAAAGTGGTTTTATTGGTAAAGCCCTTAAGATTAAAATGGGTGGAAGTTCCTTTGCTCCTGGAGAATGGAAACCAGTAAATGCTACTGGTGATGATTTACGCAAACAAATTGTTCCATTACCAGCTAAAGAGCCAAGTAATGTTCTTTTTGAATTAATGGGAACACTTGTTACTTCTGGAAAAGAGCTTGCGAGCGTTGCTGAAATTTTTACTGGTAAAATGCCAGGACAAAATACACCAGCGACTACTACAATGGCTACAGTTGAGCAAGGAATGAAAGTCTTTACTGCAGTTTATAAGAGAATTTATAGAAGTCTCGATCAAGAGTTCTTAAAAATATTTAAACTTAATAAAATGTACCTTGATCCACAGAAATACGTAGCAGTTTTAGACGACACAGTTGATCCTAGTGATTTTGATCTATCGACTTATGACATTTTTCCAGGAGCTGATCCTAACGCTGTGAGTAATCAAGAAAAATTACAAAAAGCTATGGGTCTTGCAGAACTTTTACAAGCTTTTGGTCAAATTATGAATCCAGTTGAAGTTATTTCTAGAATTTTAGAAGCACAAGAACAGCCAAATTGGCAAAAACTTCTAAGTGCAGAGGTACAGCAAAGTGGACAAGTTCCACCAGCACCACCTGATCCTAAACTTCTAGCTATTCAACAAAAGGGTCAGCTAGACCAACAAAAGGCTCAATTGGACATGGCTGCAAAACAACAAGATATGGAATTAAAAGGACGGGATGCACAGCTACAACTAGCTATGAAGGCTCAAGAACATGCCCAACATATGCAAGAAACACAGCAAAGTTCCGTTATTCAAAGTGCTTCTGAGCTAGCTAAAAATAGAATGTTCTTAGCTACAGAAGCTGCTAAACAGGCTCAATCCTTGCAACAACAACAGCAAACACATGAGCAAAAATTAACCCATGCTAAGGAGCAAATCAAATTACAATCTCAAAACACGAGTTCCAAGAGTGGAACGAAAGTCCGGTAACTCGGTTCTTTAAATCAGAAATTTCCCAAAGAGTGGAAGATATCAAAGAAGAACTAATTGCAGTGGATGCAGAGGGACTTCGCTATCGGCAAGGTTACATTGCTGCTCTTCGGGATGTATTAGGTATTTCCTTTGAGGAGGGTCTATGACAATTTCAGTAACAGGATGTAGAGTCCTGATTAAGCCAAACACTATTCAAGAACATGATAAGGTATTTGCTGCTGCAAAGCAGGCAGGTATTGTTCTTCCAGAGTTTTCGGAACGTAAGGAACAAATCAATGTAGATAAGGGAACTATTCTACAAATTGGTCCTAAGTGTCATGAAGATTATATTGGGGATGCAAAAGTTGGTGACACCATTGGTTTTGCTAAGTTTGGTGGTAAATTTGTACAAGACCCAGCAGATGAAACTGTATATCTCATTATTAATGATGAAGATGTAATCTGCGTATTTGGAGAATAATATGACTGAAGAAGTTAAAGTAGAAGATACTGGCTCTGAGGGTACTCCTCAGTTTAACGAGGTAGAGCAAAAGGCTCTTGAAATGGGTTGGCGTTCTAAGGATAATTTTGATGGTCCTGAAGACGAGTTTATTGATGCAAAAGAGTTTGTTCGTAGACAACCTCTATTTGATAAGATTTCTCACCAAAGTCGTGAGATTAAAGAAGTACGAAAGGCTCTTGAGGCCCTTAAGACCCACTATACTACAGTAAGAGAAACTGAGTATGAACGTGCAATTTCAGCTCTAAAGAAAGAGCGAGAAGTTGCTATTGCGGAAGGTGATGGTCCTCGTTTTACTGCTCTTGATGAAGAGATCAAGGGTGTTGAAAAACAGGCTGATGCTATTAAGGAAATCAAAGAAAAGCCACTAGTTGATACACCTACAGAACATCCAGAATTTACATCATGGAAAAATCAAAATCGGTGGTATGAAACCACAGGTTACATGCGTAAGTTTGCTGATGACTTAGGTACTGAGCTAGCACAAAAGGGTCTTCCACCTGCAGAAGTGTTGAAACAAGTTTCACAAGCTGTAAAAAAGGAATTCCCCCAGAAATTTGTTAATCCTAATAAGGCAGACGCCCCATTTACAAATAGTGGAGCATCTGGAAGTCGTGGAGGTTCAACCTCTGTAGAGTCCTCATTAACAGAACAAGAGCGTAATATTATGAATACGCTGGTCCGTAGTGGAACCATTACCAAAGAAAAGTATCTTGCTGACCTAAAGGCCATCAAGGAACGTAGTTAATTAGGAGAATGTTATGAGTAGACAATCAACTCCCCAAGCCGCAAGTGCGCGCCCACAACGTGTTCCTCTATCCGCACGTAATAGACTTTCTATTAAAAATAAGAAGGATGGATACACTTATCGAATTGTCAATGACGTAGAAGACCGAGTTGAACGACTTTTAGAAGCTGGATATGAAATTGTTCCAGAAGATGAGGTTGGTTCTGTTGGTGATAAGCGTGTTGACTCTCCTACTTCCCTAGGCTCTGCTAGTTCTATTTCTGTTGGTAAAGGCACTCGTGCTATAGTCATGCGACAGCGTGATGAATGGTATAAGGAAGATCAGCTTTCAAAACAAGCTGCTATTGATGAAATTGAACAAACAATGCATGGGAATGCACAAAAAGCTTCTGACTATGGAGAGTTCTCCTTTAAGAAGTAACTTTGAAAGGAATAGCCAATGGCTAATATTTCTCGTATTAATGGCTTTCGCCCAGTTAAGCACGCTACAGGCTCTGCTTATAATGGGCAAGCTAATATCTACGCAGTGCTTGCTTCAGATGGCACTGCTCTTTTTGTTGGTGATCCAGTAAACCTTGATGGTGCTGCTCACGTTAATGGTGTCCCATCAGTGACTAAAGCTACTGCTTCCGGACAGGTTCTTGGTGTAGTTATTGGTATTATCCCTGCTAAGATGGACCCAGTTTCTGGGGCTATGTCTGCTGGGTCTATTGCCCTAGATACACCACAATATCGTGCTGCATCAACTTTTGCATATGTACTAGTATGTGATGCCCCTGATGTATACTATGAAGTAGAAGCTGTAACAGGCGCAAATGCTTCTTATACTTATCTACTAGCTGATGTTGGTTTAAATGTGGGCTCTACTACTGTAGCTGGTTCTACTACTACAGGAGCTTCAAGTTCCGCTGTAGATATGTCTACAAAAGCTACTACTGCTACACTACCTTGGAAAATTCTTGGTGCTGTACAACGTCCAGATAATGAAACTGTATCTGGTACATCAACTGCTGTTAAGCTCCTAGTTAAACTGAACCAAGCTACACTTGGTGGTGGTACTGGCGCTACTGGCGTATAATAGGAGTATAACATGGGTGTTATTGCTACTTCAAGTTTTGCCAAGGCACTATGGCCTGGTGTTAATGCCTGGTACGGGGATGCTTATTCTCAATATCCAGTAGAATGGGATAAGCTTTTTGAGAAGCATACTTCTCGTCGGGCTTTTGAAGAAGATGTAGGTGCTTCTTACTTCGGGCTAGCTTCGGTTAAAAACGAAGGTGCTCCAATTACTTATGACACTTCTCGTCAAGGGTTTACTAGCCGTTATAACCACGTTGTATATGCGCTAGGCTTCATTATCACTCGTGAAGTGTATGAAGATGACCAATATGATGTAGTTGGTAAACAGAAGGCTGGTTCTCTAGCTTTCTCCATGCGTCAAACTAAGGAAATTGTTGCTGCTAACGTATATAATCGTGCGTTTAATACTTCCTACGTAGGTGGTGATGGCGCTTCTCTAATTGCGTCAGCCGGTGGTGGTGGCTCTACTTCAGCTCCTAATATTGCTGGTGGTACTTATACCAACGGTGTGTCGGTGGGGGTAGATATCTCTGAGGCTGCTCTTGAGCAAGCTTGTATTGATATTGCTGGTTTCACTAATGACCGTGGCCTACGTATTGCTGTACGTCCTCAAACCCTAGTTATCCCTAAGGAACTAATGTTTGAAGTTAAGCGTATTCTAAATACTGATGGTCGCCCAGGTACTGATATGAATGACCTAAATGCTCTAAAGACAATGGGTCTCATTCCTTCAGTAGTTGTAAACCACTACTTAACAGACACTGATGCTTGGTTTATTAAGACTGACGTAAAGAATGGTCTAAAGTATTTTGAACGTCGTGCAGACGAGTTCAATATGGATGAAGACTTCGACACAGAAAACGCTAAGTACAAGGCTACAGCTCGCTATAGCTTTGGTTGGACTGATCGCCGTGCTATTTACGGCTCACCCGGCGCTTAATCAAATGGAGGGGGAAACCCCTCCTCTTAAGGAGAATTTATGGGTGTAAAACAAGTTGATCTGGTTTATCCAGGTGCAATGGGTCCAACAGCACTTACACCAGCGGCTAAAGATGGAGCAATTAAAATGTTCCAACTATCTCGTACAGAGACTGCTGGTGTACTAAAGGTTGTCTTACCAGGACAATCTACTATCCTAGGATTTTTAATCTATGGTACTGCATCAAATGCTGGTACTACAGCTACGATTTCTATTGGAAGTACAGCAGCTAATGCTAATGAGTATGTAAATACTCAAGATATTAAAACTGCTGGTGGGCTTGTTATTCCTACTTCCACAGTTACTTCTGCTATCCCAACAATTGAACCAGTTCCTCTTACTGGGCAAGATTTAACAATTTTTGCTAAATATACAGAATCAGGAACTACATCAAGTGCTGGTGGTCCTTGGAAGATTGCTGTTTGGTATGTAACTTAAACAAAGAAGAGGCTTCGGCCTCTTCTTTTTCTAAAGGAAATTTATGAGTGATTTAGTTAGATTTGATGCAGCAGACTACATTGGTCCAATTACAGCAAACGGAGGTATTGTTCCTATTTCTGGACAGACTACCAGGGATAATATTCAAGCTATTGATTGTCGTCACTGGAATTCAGCATCTGTACAAATTTCAGGGACCTTTTTGGCTACATTAACATTTCAAATGTCTAATGATGGGGTAAATTGGTTAACTGTCATTGGAACTTCAAATGGTGGGCTAACTGCAGCTACTTCTTCTGGTCCAGGGATTTTTATTGTTCCTATTAGTACAAAATATTTTAGAGTACAATGTACAGCATATACTTCAGGGACAGCTCAAGTAAATATTAATATGAGTTCTACAACTCCTATTAGTACAAATTCTACAGTTACAATTTCTGGTACTCCAAACGTAGCTACTTCTCCTCAAGTTGGTCAAGGATTTTCATCTTGGTCACACATTGTAAGTGCTGCTACTACAAACGCTACTTCTGTAAAAGCTTCTGCTGGTATTATTAATGATATTGTAGTTAGTAATAACGGAGCTGGCGTAGCTTATTTTAAACTATATGACAAGGCTTCTGCTCCTACAGTTGGTACTGATACTCCTATAGCAACTATTCTTATTCCAATTAATGGTACTGTAGTCATCCCGGCTGGTTGGGCTTCGATGCGTCTTGGAACAGGAATTGCATATGCCATTACAGGCGGAGCTGCCGTTGCAGACGTTACTGCTGTGACTGCTGCTCAAGTTGTTGGAACTATTAATTACGCATAATTATGGAACCAGTAACTGCCCTATGGGTAGCAAATGGAGCTTTAGTTATTGTTGCCTTTTTCTTGAAAAGAACTCTTGATTCAAATGATGATAAAGTCAAAGATTTGGAAAAAGACATTGCTGAAATTCGTAGAGACTACCTACACAGAGACGACTTTAAAGAATTTAAACTTGAACTACGGTCTATGTTTGATGAGATTAAAGCTGATATTCGGGAGCTTAAAAACAAATGAGAAAGACTACTTGGCCTGGTAACTGGAAAGTTGCTTGTGATGTTTGTGGCTTTTGGTTCCCAAGCGGGGACATGCAAAATCGTTGGGATGGCCTAGTAGTTTGTCATAAAGACTTTGAAACAAGGCATCCTCAAACATTAATAAAAATTCGTGGGGAAAAAGCTGTTCCTACTTTTATTAGAAAAGATGCAGAAGATATTTTTGTTTTCAGTTGTGACTTAATTTCACAACAAGCTAGAGCAGATTATGCTACTGCAGGATGTGCCAGAGTTGGAGTATACTATGCTGAAACACCAATTGAGTATAATGGGGCCTTTCCAAACTTTACATTTGCAAACGAATTCACACCGGAGAATATATAATGTCTTCTACTAAATTTTATCCAAGAAAAACTCTAATTACCGCCGAATGGCTAAACAAAGTAGAAGACTCCATTTCCTATGGTACTGTTACTTCAACTCAAGAAATCTTATCATTAACACCAGAAGCTGGGGCCGAAGTTACACTTTCTAATGGCTTACAATCTGGTGTTTTTGTTTGTACTTTTGGTGACTTTGTTAATAAGTGTGCAATTGATTTCCTTCATGCTGTTTATGTTCCTTTTCCAACTGATATAGTCCATGGTACTACTGGAGCATGGATTAGAAAAGATTACAAAGAAAAGATTTATGTTGGTTGGTGGGGCCTTGGTATGGACTCTACGATTGATGACACAGTTGCATTGAATGCTGCAATTGACTTTGCTCGACAACAATCTTTTACAATTAAGGGAAGTGGAAGAACGACAACAAGAAGTTTAGTATTTCCACAAGGCGGTACTATTTACTGTTCTGATACAGTTAATTTTACTTTCATGCCTAGTTGTCATGTCTATTGGAATGGAACAACTCTAGTAAGTTCTGCTGGTGGTAAAATTGCTATAGACCTTGGTGGTGCACAAGCCCAGCATTGGTATCAAGTTAGACTAGTATGTAGTTCTACTACAGGTCAAATTCCAGTTTTAGGTATTAGAAAATCCAGAGTTGATACTCCAGATACTGTATATGATGTAGGAGACTATGAAAGAAATCCAAGTCCATATCATAAGTTTTACGACTGTATTTTCTCCGGATGGGCTTCAAGAGCTATGGAGTATAATTGTGGATCAGAACATAATGGAAAAATTAACTGCGAAGTTGTAAATGGATACCCAAGCTTAACCGCTAATGACCCGACTTCTAGTGCTTTTGCTTCAGTTATTGATAACTATAATGACTTTAATCTAGGAACTCTTTCAACATATGCACCATTAACAACTCCAGCAGGATATCGTGGTGGCACTCAACATAATGATTTCTCTCAGGGTTGTAGATTTGTAGCTAATGGAACTAATGGAACTCCTTGCTATTTTAATGGTCCTCGTGGTATGGGAATTTATAACGGTTTCTTACTAACAAGTTCTGGAATTGGTATAGTATGGGGGGATGGTGGTTATCCACCTTCAGCTAATAGTTCTTGGGAACAACTTAATGTAAATAATCATTTAGACTGCCACTGTGAATCAGCAGGATCAGCAGGAAATGTAGACCTTCCAATTCATAGCACATTTCTATTTAGAGCCATTAATACTGATATTAATATTAATAGATTTTATTGGTCAGATTTAAGAATTCATGCTAATGTATCCGTATTTACTTTTGTAGGGACTAAAAATATTTATTTTGATGATGTGGAAATTGTCCCAGATTCTATTTTGAATAGCAACTCAAATTGTTATTTCTTTGATCCTTCATTTAGACTACAAGTCTCTGGAACTGGAACTCTAGCTGTTAAACCAACTCCTGATATTCAAAAGACACTTTCTTTCACTACAACTGCTGCAAGCTCTCTTATTTCTTTTCAATACAAGAAGCATGGGCTAGCCATTGGAGACTGGTTGCATATTGTAGACTCTGCTACACAGGGAGCTTTACTAGCTGTAGACGGTATTATCTTAAATGGATTATACCAAGTTACGGCAGTTATTGATGCTAACAATCTTACCATTGACACACTCCAAACTCCATCTGTTGGTGGAATTACAGGGGATGCTGCTAATGGAAGTATTTCAGCTCAATTGACTAACCCAAAAATCTTAGACTTTGATGCTGGATGTTCCTGGTGGAATGGAGATATTAACGTAGGAATTTTTTCAGAATTAGTAAAACTTCCAAAAGGAAATATTACTCTTACAGGACAAAACTTACAATATAAAATCTTTAAGGGTGATATTCGTAGAATTGGGAATGCTAATTCTTCAGGGTATCTAAGCACTATTGGAAATCAATCTTATGATGCTATTCCAACACCATATAACTTAAAGTATACAGAAGTTACAGGTCAAACATGGCAAATTGCCTTACCTTCTGCTGTGGTTCCTGCAGGTGGAAGTTATGTGTATGATATAACAACTGGTATTGATGATCTAGTTACTACAGATATGGTTATGGTTAATGCACCTTTTGGTGTATATACTGGATATGCCGATATTGATATTAGTGCTAGATGTATTACAGCAAATCAAGTGCATTTGATTTATAGAAATAGAAATGCATCTTCTGTAACTGTGCCCGCTGCTACATATACAATTCAGTCTATCCGGCCATCTGTTCCTATTGTATTAGGATCATATCCAGTTAATACTGGTATACCAGTTATTTCTGGGACTGTAAATACATGGCAAACATTAACAGCTACAGTTGGTACATGGACTTTAAGCCCAACTCGTTACTTTAAACAATGGTATAGAACTACAGCAGGAACTACTGTGCCAATTTCAGGTGAGACTGGAGTGAAGTACATCATTACTCCTGCAGATATTGGATCAACTCTATCTTTTAGTGCTGCACCTCCTTATAGTAAGCCAGCTTTTTCTGTGGATACTATAGCTGTTACCAGTAATGTAAATGTACCAGGAGCTGTAAATAGTTACTCAGTTGGAACTGTAACAGCTACTTCTGTACAACTAGTATGGTCTGCCCCAGGAACTGGACTTGCTGTAACGGATTATATTGTTCAATATCGTAGGTCTGTAGATGGGTCATTTACTACATTTACTGATGGAGTCACTACTACCCCTGGAACTACAATTACTGGACTTACTTCGGATACAACATATGTATTTAGAGTTTACGGCATTAATGCTTCAGGAAATGGAGCATATACAGATATTACACAGGCAACATTACCATGACAACAATTAATAGTTTAACTAGAGATACTCTCTGTACTGCTGCTATCAGTAAGTTAGGAGTTCTTGCAAAAGGACAAGTTCCTGACCCAGATGACATTTCAAAAGCTGCACTTTCTCTGAATATGCTTGTATCCTATTTAAGAGCGAGGCAGCTACCATTATGGGCAAGAGCTGAGTATTTAATGCCATTAACTTCAGGAGTACCTTCGTATACTATTGGAGTTGGTAAAACATTGAATACTCCTTTTCCATTAAAAATGTTAGATGCTGTTGTGGTAAATATATCTAATGGAAATACTCGTGTACCTATTGACATTATTGCTAAAAGCGAGTATAATGTCCTTCCGGTGAATACATCTAGTAGTATGCCTGTAAAAATTAGCTATCAACCACTTATTAACTCAGGCCAGATTGATGTTTGGCCTGTTCCAAATGATTCAGTGGTGTCTTCATATAAAATTTTATTAACATATCAAAGACCATTTGAATACTTTAGCTCTGCTACAGATACACTTGATATGCCTGAAGAATGGTATTTACCAGTTGTGTATAAACTTGCTGTTCTACTAGCTCCTGAATGGGGTATTCCCTTAGAGGATAGAAAAATGTTAATGCAAGAAGCTTCAGAGTATATTACTCTTATTGATAGCTTTGGGGAAGAAGATGCATCAATTACTTTTAGTCCTAGGATGAAATAATGCCCTATACAAAGACTCCCACTTCTGATACATTTTCTCAAGAGAATGTTCAATTAAGTCGTGATATGACTTCTCGTCAAAACGATCCGATGAATTTAAAAGATGAAAGTCTTGTAAATTGTATTGTTGAAATCGTAAAAGATAAGCATATTAATGACTCAAGAACTTTTCATTATAAAAGAGCAGGGTCATCCACATTTATTTCTAGCACAGGGAACATTAGAGGAAGTTACATGTGGGTGGATAAGGGACTCTTTGCATACTCAGTTGGAACTAATGTTCTTTTATACAATGTGAATACAAATAGTACAGTAACTTGTTCTGGAGTATTTACTGCTGGAAGTACACCAGTTGGATTTGAATTATTTTTATACTCAACTGGTACATCTTTACTTGTTGCAACTGATGGAACAAAACTAGTTACAATAACAGACACTGGAACAGTGGCAGTATGTGCCGATGCAGATTTACCAACACCACATAATCCACAACCAGTATTTCTGGATGGGTATTTATTTCTAATTGAAACAGATACAGCATATCTTTGGAATAGTGATCTTGATGATCCTTTACTATGGACTGCTGGTAATTTTATTATGACAGAAATTAGTGGGGATATTGCTAAGGAAGTCTCCAGACTTAACAACTATCTAGTTGTATTTGGTTCTAAAACTATTGAATATTTTTATGATGCTGGTGAAGTTAGTGGTTCTCCACTAAAGAGAAATGATACCCCAGTTAAACTTAACGGATTTATTGGTGGAGTTGGTTATGCTGGGAATGCTATTTATTTCATAGGGTATAATGAGAGTCAACAGCCTGATGTTTTTAAGCTACAAGACTTTACCATTGAGCCAGTATCTAATGAGACTATTCGTAGATATTTTTCTGCTTCTGGAAATACTCTCTCTTCTTATAAAGGCTTTATTGTCTCTAATCTTGGACATGATTTCTATCTACTAAATGGGAACCAAAGAAGCTTTGTTTATGATTTAAAAGAAAAGTTATGGGGAAGATGGCAGTGGAAAACCGGCGATGGTTTTCAAATGACATACGCAAATACATTAGTCTATAACTCTGGAGTCACATCAGTTTTTTCAGTAAATGGAGAAACTTCTCTATTTAAGTTTAATGATTCTGTTTATCAAGATGACGGGGTTTCTTTTGTATGGCAAGCAATTACAGAACCTGCAGATTTCGGCACTATGAATAGAAAAAATATGCCAAAACTTTCTATTGTATGTGACAGGCCCTCTGGAGATAGCTATATGACAGTATATGTTTCAGATGATGATTTTCAATCCTTTTATGGAGAATGGACTGTAAATATGAATCAAGATTTACCTAGCATTACAAGACTTGGTAATTTTAGACAAAGAGCTTTCAAACTATACCATAAGGATAATTATCCAGTTAGAGTACAAAATCTCCAAGTTGTAATTAATAAAGGAAGAAATTAATGGATACAAATTTTGTTAATGGGACAGTTATTGAAGCTTCATGGTTAAACGATGTTAATGACCACGTATACGCTGTGACTTCCTCAGAAGTTATTTTTATTACAGATGAAGCATATGGGGCTGTAGGGGATGGGGTTACTGACGATACTTCTGCAATTAAACTAGCCTTCACTGCCGCTGCTACAAGTAAAAAACCTGTTATTTTTCCAAGTTGTCCAGTATATTATAAAATCTCAGATGAAATTGTACTACCAGATGGCATTGAGACTTTTGGATATGGTTGGGATTCTAGAGTATACCAAAGTGTATCTGGTAAAAATATTTTTGTAGCTGGTAATAATACAAAGATTCATAATTTACATTTTGTATTTGGTGTAGCTGGAAATGCCCTTGATTTTACTAAGCAGAATGGTGTCTACATTTCTGGTAAAAATTCTGTAACTATTTATGATAATTACTTTGAACTAAATAATACTTGTTCAGGAGTACAGAGTAGAGACGGGAAATTTGTGACAGTAAGGGATAACTTTTTCTGGAAAGGTTCCTGGGATGGTGTTACTGGTGGAGCGCCAGCTACTGCTGCTGATATCATTTTTTATAGTGGTACTTCCGGTGGAAAGAGTATTATTACTAACAACTATTGTCTAAGTAATAATAGCCAGGGAATTTTCTTTGATGCTCTTGGGCATGATGAAGATGTTTCCATTACTGAGAATGTCTGTATTACAATGGATGATACTCTTGCATATGCCACAGCAGGAGGCGTGCGCCGGCATGGAATTATTGTAAATTATAATAGTACAAACCCTGTAAGAGCTAATGTTTCTGGAAATATCTGTAATAATACTAGATGGACTGGTATTTATATTCAAGGAGCTGGTAATACTACAGGTGGGCAAATTTCTGCAAATAATAATATTTGTTGGAGAAATGGGTACGACACCGCCACAGCTTTGAGCGCAGGTATTTTTGTGACTTGTAATGGTGGAGAAAGTATTAAAGGAAATATTGTTTCTGACTTTCAAAATACAGTTTCTGCAACAGGAGGTATTGTCGTAACTTGCCCCGCTGCAGGTGGAACTTCTAATAGTTATGTAGTAGATAACATGATTTTAAACTCTGCTACAAGTGGTATTTCTATTGTCAATAAGATGAAAGATTGTACCGTAAAAGGTAATACTATTTATAATAGTACGGGTAGTGATATTAATGTTAGTTTAACTTCTGGTGATACTGGTTTAGGAAATATCCAAATTATTGAGAATAGTTGTTATAGATCAAATATTTTAGCCCCATCTATTAATATGTCTCCACAGTCTGGTGCTAAACGTAATACTATCGCTCGTAACTATGTTATTGGAATAGATAGTGCTACGTCTTCAGTTACTAATTGTGGTATTCAAGTGGGTTCTTCTGCTCCAAAAGTTGATATTCTAGATAACTATGTTACTACTTTCTATTATGGTGTTAACTTTGATACTCTATTTTCTGCAGCTACTAGATACTTCTCTGTGTCAGTTGTAGATAGAAATAGGATTGAAAATTGTAATCAAGGTATTGGAGCTAGCTCATCTGTGGGTACAACTACACTTCCAGTATGTGATAATATTTTTGATACTGTAACTACAAGAGTTGGTACAGGAACTCCTGCAGGAACCTCTTGTTTATACATTGGAAGAAGAAATGGTCTTCTATTAGAAGTATATGTAAGTAGCGCTACAGCACCAACTACAGGAACTTGGGCTAAGGGAGATAGACTTGTAAATCAATATGCTACTGTCGGGAGCCCTAAAGGATGGCAAATTACAGTAGCTGGGAGTCCAGGAACTCTTACTAGTGAGGGTAATTTATAATGAACTTACTTCCACCAGCTCCACCAGTTCCAAGAAATAAAGAAGCACAAGCCACAGCCTATACTAATGCAAGCTTCTGGTCAAACTGGTATGAACAACTTAGATCAATTGTTAATAAGATTAATCAAGACCTTTCTTCTTTTGTAACCCTATCTATGGCAAATACCGTTGGTGGTTATGCTGCTATTGATACTGCTGGAAGAATTAATGTTGGAGTAGACACACCAGGACATGTAATCTTGGACACAACTACAAATGGTCTTATTTTAAAAAGCCCAAGTGGGAATTACTGGCGTATTAATGTTAGTGATGGTGGAGTAATCTCTGCTGCTAACATTGGAACAACTAAACCTTAAGGAAACATTATGGGTGATGATGGTGATGCCACTGCAGGTGGCAATTTCGGTGGAGAAGCTACATCAAATGCTGGAATTTCTGGGGATGGTACTGGAGTAGGTACATCTTTTGGAGATAATCTTAATTTTGATATGCAATCCCTTGATCCTGCAATGTCTTGGGGAAATCTAGATCAAGGACTTTCAATGGAATCTAATAATCCATTTGGTAATGTTGATTTTAGTAATCAAACTCAAGACAATGGATTTTTAGGTAAACTAGCAGCATTACATAGTACCATTTTAGGGAACCCTTTTGGTAAAGCTGGTATGATGGCTCTTAGCATGACAAATCCTGCTTTGGCTGGTATTATGGGTATTGCTGGATTAGGTCTCGCAGGTTCTCAGGGTAAGGGTGGTCAGGCAATGGGGAATGCTTTTGGTAATGCTGTACAAGGTATGGCAGGACCAGTAGGACAAGGCCTTGGGGCTTTAGGGTTTGGTCTTGGCCCAGCTATGGGCACAGCCTTTGGAGGTGTTACAAGTCCTAATTCTGATGGAAGTAATGCCTTCAGTGGGGATAATCATGGTGGTGGTACAAATTGGGGAACTCTAGCTAATGGTCTTGGTGGTCTAGCAGGCCTCTATAGCCTCTATAGCCAGGGAAACCAGTCTGATGGATACCTAGGTAGCTTACAGAGTATGTATGGCTCTAATAGCCCATATGCTGCCACTCTGAGGCAGGAGCTAAATAGACGTGATGCTGCTGCGGGTCGTAGAAGCCAGTATGGTCCTAGAGAAGTAGAACTTCAAGCTGCTCTAGCTAAAACTGCTTCTGGGGTAGCTCCTTCTATTCTGCAAGGACAGCAGAGTCAGTTTAACAATAGAATTAGACTAGCACAATTATTTGGTAACGCTATGGGACCAGGTGGTAGTATTAGTAATATGTTCTCTAATGGATCACAAAATACTCCTACATATACTCCAGTTGAGTATGGATCAAATGTAGGAACACTACCAAATTCATTTGATTTCTCTGGAGGTTTCGGTGGCTGAGCTATCAACAATCTATCCTAATATGGCACCTATGGAGGGCTTTGATGCTGGTCTTGCTCAAAGTCAACAAGTATACAATGCCAATCAAAATAACAAGATTAATCAAGCACAAGGTCTTCAATCTATTTATAGAGAAAATCAAATGCTTCCTCTTGACATGCAAAAAGCTGCAGCTTCTACAAGGCTAACTAATACCCAAGCGGATACTGGCATTTTTGATTTAGATCAGAAAAAGAGACTTGCAGAACCAACTTATCAAACAGCTCTAGCTAAACTTTCTGCTGAAACATCTGAGGCGGAAGTAAAGACAGCTCACGCACAACTTGAAAAAGATATGCTTAGTCCTAATCCAAATATTAGTGGTCCTGCTGTTCAGAAGTATAAGATGACCGGTGACATGCTTAAAATATATGAAACTGCTCGTCTAGAAAAAGATAAGTCAGATAGTAATGCTCGTATTCATGCAGGTGCTACAGTTACTGCTGCTAATATTTCTGCAAGTGCCTCTAAATATAGTACAGATGAGAGTATTAAAGCTGGTAAGTATGCAAATCACGCTCCTTGGTTTATGGAGCAAAAACTTATGGGTACTCCTCAAGGAGCCATTTCAGTTTGGGAAGGTAGAAAGAATGAGGCATATCAACAAATGCAGAATCCTAATACTTCTCCCGATGAAAGAAAAATGGCAGAAGAAGCCTATAATCTAGCATTACAAAGTGAAAATACAGCTAGACAACAAGCCGGTCTTGCAGCTACTGCAGGAGCTAGTGTTAATGCTGCTAAGTCTCCCAACATTAATGCTATTGGTTCTGGTCAGGGACTTCAAAGTGTTTCTGCTCCAACTGTTCCAGGTGCTGTAGATAGACGAGACAATACTCCTTCACCAAATGTGCCTGTAAAATCATATAACTCTGAAGCTACTTTAGAAGCAGATATTAACTCTGGAAAAGTAAAGCCAGGGGATATTGTTACTGTTAATGGCCGCAAAGCTAAAATTCATTAAGGAATAAAATGGCTAGTTTTTCATATATTGATGATGAAGAAGATAAGAAGAAAAAGTTCTCCTATGTTGAGGACGCACCTTCTACTGATAATGAAGTATGGAAGGCTACCAAAGGTACTGCTGCAGCGGTAGGTGATCTTGCAGGTGGACTGGTTAAAATTCCTGTACAACTTGCCGCTACTTTAATGGCTAAAGCTGTTTCACCTTCCCATAATTTAGATGAATTATGGAAAGCTTCAGGAGAATCAATTGAAGGAAAGACCCCTTCTTTTGGTTCCTCTATGCTAGATAATCAGTATTATAAAGGAACTTTAAAACCTATTGAACTCTACTCTGATTTAATTGAAGCTGCTGGTAATAAAGCTGGGGAACTAACAAATAATAAAGATGTTGCAGGTGGCGTAAAAATGGCAGCATCAGTTCTCCCAATCCCTGGGATGCATTTACTAGGAAAAGGTATTCATAAACTAGCAGAGTATGATCCAACAGTCAAAAGCACTTATGTAAAGCCAGGAGAAGTAAAACTTCCAGAAGAAACAAAGACTACAGAAACACCAACACAAGTAGGTGGCTGGGATAGCCAACTTGTACCTCCTATTAAAGAACCACTAAAGTGGTCTTATATGGATCAGGGAGAGTCCCCAGCGAATGCTGGTGAGCGTGCTATGGCCTCTATGGTAGACGGTATACAGCCTGATCCCTGGAAGCTACGGGCTGAAGATTTACAGCGTAATGACCAAACTGCAAATAGACTTCAAGCTGCTCTTGAAAAGCAAAATGGACCACAGACTCCTAAATTTGTAGATGAGGCTGGTAATGTTCGTGGATATGAGCAAGACGCTCAATATCAAGCTAGTCGTAATGGAGAGCAACCAATGCGTGTTACTCCAGAAGGACAAGCCTACACAAATTCTCCAGAAATTGAGTTTGCTAGAAAACAGGCTGAAGATAAGATTGCTGCTATTCAACAAGCAATTGGAGAACACACTGCTGGTTTTAAAGACCTATCTTCGCAGCTTCCACAAGTTCAAGAAAGACTTAATGAACTTAAATTCTGGAAAGAGCGTGCAGAACTACTACAAAGAGAAGCTATTAATAAGGAGGCTCCACCTACCACACTACGTGCTCAAGTTGAAGACCCATTTAATCCACACCCTGTTTCTGGTACTCCAGAACAAATGGAGGGACTATCTCGCTCAACTGAAAATATTAGTAGAAATGAAGTCCCTCCTGATGCTGTAGTTCCTAAAGACTCCCTGTTCCTAAATGGAGAACGTGATAAGCCTATGCTTCGCACTCCTAAGGGAAATGAGTGGGTTAAAGATGAGAATGGTATCCCAGTACGTAAGGGACTTCCAGAATCTACAGTAGCTCCTGAGTATATTAATAAGTATATGCGTCAAAATGAGGGTGCTCGTAATGATGTAGGTAATGCTATTCAAGAAGCTAATGGTCCAAAGCTAGGGCAACAGGATACCTACGGTACTAAAAATATGGGATATGGTAAGGGACAATCTGGTGCCCTCGACATTAAGGGAATTAAAGAAGGGTTAGATACGCTGAACCAAATCTTTGAAAAGATTGGTTATGGAATTCCTAAGACTGATATAAGAGATAGGGCACTATCTGAACTGTACGGAGAAAACTTAGTAACTAAGCCACAGAATGTGGCAGATATGCTAGCTAAAGCCCAAATGGAAAAGGATGGTCCAAGTCTATTTGCTGGCCTACAATCTGGACTACAGATGGCTTCTGAAAAGATGAAAAGCACTGTAATCTCTCAGAGTGCTAAGTGGTTAACTTACTCTACTAGAGTTGGTGATGCTGGAATTAAGAATGTAGTACGCCCCATTGAACGTGTAATGAATTCTCTTAATGGTAAGGAACTCACAGGTTTACGTAATGTATTTCAAGAAGAAATGTTTAGTAGAGAGCGTCTTTCCCAAGAGGCTCTATTAAGTAGATTAAATGACAAGCAACTCAAAGTTTATAACAAAATGAGAGAAGCTTTTGAGCTTTCTTATACCTTACAAAATAAAGCTAGAGAAGCAATTGGCTTAGAGTCATTCACTAAACAAGATGCCTATATGTCTTCCATGTTTAGTGGAGATTGGCATGTTTCTGTAAAGAATGCTGAGGGGCGTATTCTATGGTATGCACAAAATGCTACCAGAGCAGACGCTACTAAGGCTGTTAAATTCTTAAAGGATCATTTTAAAAACGATGCCACTGTAGATGTAAATAAAATCAAGTATGAATTTAAAGCATCAGGAAATATTCCAAAGGACACAATGAGTGCTTGGAAGGATATTATGGATGCTCTACCTGATGGTACAGATAAGGACAGCTTGCAGGCTGCCTATCAAGCTTGGTTAACTAAGTCAGGCTCTAAGGCATTTGGACAATATAGACACCAAGTGGATATGAAGGCAAATGTTCGTGGAGCTATGGGGGATCAAGCTTGGTTATCAGAAAAGGCTAATACAGTAAACTGGGGTAAGGCACAGGTACGTTATTTAGAGAACGTAATGCGTTGGACTCCTAAGCAAGAAGCTCTAAATCAAATTAAGGGTTTTCTGTCTGATGAAAAGCTAAATGAAAACCAACCAAATAATATGGCTTTACTTCGTGCCTACACTATAGATAACATGGGTATTAGTCAGAATGTTATGCGTGGTGCTGAGAACTTAGTAGCAGAAGGTCTTGGACGATCATCAAGGGTTTCTAGTTCTATGGTTGGAACCTTAAAGGGTGCCTTCTATGCAGCCAAACTTTGGTTCTCTCCTGGTTATTGGGCTGCTACTCCTATGCAAGCATTACCTGCTTCATTATCATGGTTCCAAGTAGAAAAGGCTAATGGGAATGTAGGAACTACTTCTATTTCTAGTTTCTTTAAGAGTAGTCTAGATGCTGCTGCATCCAATGCGGGTGTCTCTGGATTTGTTCATAGTGAATTTAATAAGCAAGCTTTAAAGTGGGCTGATAATAACCAAATTATTAGTTCTGCTCTATTTGATCCTGAATCTAGTCTAGGAGGTAATAAGGCTTTAAGCACCCTGTCTTCTTTAGGTAATGCTTCTATTTCTATTCCTGACCAATGGAGTCGTAGACAAATCTTCCTTCCTATGGCTAATGCTCTATGGGATGGAGGTAAGTATGCTACTCCAGAGAAGGCTTTCCAACGTGCTGCTGAAATTACAGATATGGCTATGGTCTCTATGAGACGTGAAGATAGACCACTACTTGTAAATAAGTTAGGTGCTACTGGGGATGCTCTTTGGACTCTTAAGGCTCCCATTGCCAATATGTACAACCATCTTGGTATTTTCTATGGAATGGCTAAGCAAGGTAATGTAGTTCCTTTAGCAACTTATCTAGGTGCTATGGGTATGATGGGTGGAGTAATGGCTCTACCATTTGTTTCTGAAACAGACCATCTATTAGATGTAATTAAAGAAGCATCTGCAGACCATTTACCACAACTATATGAGCATATTAAGAACATGGGTATTAAGGAAAATCTAATTGGTCTACTTCCTGAAAGAAACCTATTAGGTCAAATCTTAGGGTACGGGGTTGGTAGTGCTTCTACTGGTGTAAATATGGCTACTAGATTTAATAATGAACTTGTTAATCCTGGTGAAATTTTACAGAGTGTGTCACCACTTGCTCAGGAAGTTACAGAATGGACTAGCTTAGGTAACATTGCTCTGCATCCAAATGGGGATACAGTAAGTCAATCTGCCTACCAATTTGCTCCTGGGCCTATGGCTAGGGGTATTTTGGAAAATAGTGTCCCAAACTTTAAAGCTCCTGTACAGCCCTATCCTTCAGCCACTGGGTATCTTAATCCTAATAATCTAATTGATAAGCAACCTAAGGTATATAGAACTCCCGAGGAAGAAAGAGCTAGAGTTTTAGGTGTTACAGCTTTATCTGAGTCACAACGTAGGGATAAGGATTATGCCATACAGCAAAAGTCTATGAGAGATCAGGCGGCTATTAATTCAAGTAAGAAATATTTATGGCAAGCGATTATGAATGGAAATAGTAAGGATGTTAAAACCTATGCTCAAACCATTTATAAGCTTGGTGGAAGTCTAGATGGGATGATTGAGACTGAAGCTCAGAAACTTGGTATGACTCCGCAGCAATTTGCTCAAATTCATGCTAATACAGTTCAGAAACTACTTGCTGTCAAGGACAGAATGGAAATGGACAAATGATAACTTTAGAACAATTAAAGGCAATTTATAAGGAATGTCCGAAGGAGAAGGTAGAACTATTTCTACCTTTCCTTAATGAAACTATGGAGAAGTATGATATTTCTACTCCACAGAGAATGAGAATGTTCCTTGCTCAGATTGGACATGAATCTGGTCAGTTGCGTTATACAACTGAACTAGCTTCGGGAGAAGCCTATGAAGGTAAGAGAAACCTAGGAAACACTCAGAAGGGTGATGGGGTTAAGTACAAAGGGAGAGGTCTCATTCAAATTACAGGTAGGAACAACTTTGTCCTATGTGGATTTGATTTAGACCTACCTCTTCTAGAACATCCTGAACTCCTTTCTGAGCCTAGGAATGCTACTTTAAGCGCCGGTTGGTTTTGGAATGAAAATGACTTAAATAGAATCTGTGATATGAATCTATTTGAAACATTAACTCGTAGAATTAATGGTGGTTTAAATGGTTATGCTGATAGGTATAAGCTCTACCAAAGAGCTTTAGAAGTTATTAAAGAGAAATAAAAAAAGCCCCAAGGAGAAATCCAAGGGGCTTTTTCTTTATAGGTACTCTTCTTTAAATCCCATACCAGTTCTAATGTCTAGTTTAGCAGCAACTTTAACAGCTTCCAATGGTGATTTCCCTACTTCCATTGCAGCCATAGCAAAGTCTCCTCCAGACCCAATAGCCCAGTATTTCTTATCAATTGGCAACCATATATTTAAATTTGAAGAATGGAAAATACCATGAGAACATAAACATAACATTTCTGTATCTTTAATCTCAGGTGGTGATTGGGAAATGTCTAGTAACCAATAACGTACTTTAGCTATTTCAGAAGAGCTGCCTGCAAAGCCTAAAATGGCCTTAGGAGACTTGAAAAGTGCCCTAGCCACATTACCCTCTATGATCTCTAGTTTAGGACGCCCCTTGAGGGCTGTAGTGTCGTGATAGGTGTATTGTCTATCTGAGGCAATGGTTCCCATCTTAACGCTGGCTGCAATAGTAGTCAGTAAGATTCTCCTTCGATTTTAATTTTAGCATCACCAAATCGTGTGTCAGGAATTTCGTTATTTAGAATCATAGGGCTCCCATGTTCATATTTGTTGAGTCTTTCTGATAGCCTAAAGGCCTCCTGCTTCCACATATCCCACATTCTAGTGGCTAATTTTAGCTTCCTAGAAAGTTCTTTATTTTCATCATCTACCCTATTAGACTCCACAAGAACCTCCCTTTCCGGAAATATCACAGATATCATTTTCTTCAAAGACGACTCCTTTATGGGACATAGCTTCTTCATAAGATACTTCGGTCAGAGGTTGACCGCCTCTACTTCCATCTGGATAACAGGTAAATCCACGTAACCGTGTGGCGTATTTACTGAGAGTCTCGGCAAAACGTGGGACAAGATTTTCGTTGTTGTGTTTGCTTCCCCAAGCAGGTAGATTAATAGTGGATGAGATTGACATGTCAACGTAATCTTGAATGTCTGCTTGGAATTTGATTCGCTTTTCAAAGTCATTGCTTAGTTTATATGCTGTGTCAATGTTATCAGGATTTAGTCCGTACTCTTTAATGAGCTGGTCTGCTGTGCTGTCCACAACATACTCGTGTTTCCATTTAGTTCCATCCGTAAGGTATCTGCGCTTGTATGCAACGGCGAACAACGGTTCAATTCCTGTTGTGGTTCCAGCGAGAATTCCAATTGTACCAGTAGGGGCAATCGCCCGGTATGCAACGGGCCTGCTAATATAGAAGCGGTCACAATGTTCATTAGCGGAAAGCTCAGAATCATATTTATATACCTTTAACCATTCATGTAGTTCTGGGACTACTTCGTACCCATATCCTCGTTTGAGTAGCCATTCGTGAATACCCATGAGGCCAAGCCCCAGTCGTCGATTTTTCTCTCGAACCTTATATACCTTTTCGTAGGGTAAATCAGCACGAAGTGTTCCGCAGACAAGAAACATACTCGCAAGCCGCGTAATTTCCCGGAATTGTGCAACATCGTGTACATTTCCCATGTTGATGGAGCCGAGGTTGCATACGTCCGAATCGTCCTCACTAGTGACTTCAGTACACGCATTACGAAGTGTTTCATTTTGTTTATTGCCAAAGTTAAAAGAGAATCCAGGCTCACCAGTTTCCATAGCCTGACGAACATTCTGTAGGAACACAGGATTATGTGCTAATGATGGTTCTACATGGATTGGATTCTGTGTATAAAAAGCAGCGTCGTCATAATTAACACTAATATTGGTCATGTCTAGAGGAGCAGGGAAATTAAAGTCTACTTCTTTACGTGCCCTTACATCAGGGGACCAATTCTTTGCCGAAAGGAAGAGAGGGACGTCCTCGTGTTGCCAATTGAGGCTAGCGTAGATTGCAGAGCGTCGTGATCCTCCTTGCATAACATTCCGTCCAATTTCGTTAATAGCAAACATAAGCGGTAGAGGGCCTGATGCTGTCCCGCCAGTTCGTGCCAAACTTTTTCCAGAAGGGCGGAGTCGGGAGTAGTCAATTCCAATACCTCCGCCTGTCATTAAACAGCTCATTGCTCGCCATGTTACGTTGCTCCATTCTTCTCGGGTATCTTCTTCAGCCCGTAAGAGGTAACAGTTGTTGTAAGCCTTGTATGGTCTCCCGGCGTAGTAGAGGTAGCGTCCACCCGGAATAAATCGCATCTGCTTAATATGTTCTGAGAGATCGGCCCGATCTTCTTTTGACATAAGAGCTTGGAGGGTTCCCCATCTTGTTCCACATACATCCTCAACCAAACGGTCGGCAAGAGCATCCCAAGTGTCATTTGGTCCTTGTGCATATTTATTCCTAAAAATGTTAGCTGCAAAGCTATTCTTAAATCTATTAATAATCATTCTTTTTATGAATCTTTTCTAATTCGTTTTCTAGTTGTTGAAGTGAATCTCTGTAAAAAACAGCTTGACGAGAAACCTCTGCCATAAACTGTTGTAGAGCAATACTATCCTTTTTACTAACAGCATTATAGACTCCATGAAGTCCTTGTGTTAAGAATTCCATGTCACTATTGTTATTAGAAATAAGTTGAGTTAGGAAGTCATTCAAGTATAGTGGATGCATTATCGTTGATGAATATAAACGGGTTTATTCTTGGACTTCATAATGGTAATCATTTGTTTAGTACCTGGTGATTTACCATCCCATATAGCAACTAAAGCATCTGCATACTCTGCCATTTCGATATTACGAAGCATCCCAGCAGAATTTTTGTACTTATCCCAGTCTGGTTGAAATAGTTTAATAGGTAGATGGTTTAATTTGGCAAAAGATTCTCCATCCCTATCAACTCCTCTAGCTCCACCAGAAACTACCTCTGTAATTTTTCCATAGAACGGGGACTCTTCAACGGCCTCAAAAACATTCTTAGCCACAAACCCATCCCTACTACCGGCAATAATTACCTTCAACGTAGGTCGCCCTCACCTAAGATGGTATTACGTAAATGTCTGCCAGCTAATTTTTCAATGTTACTTTTCATTACCTCTTCAAGAGTCCAACCATTGTCATTACAAATAGCAGCGATGTTCCACAGTACATCACCAAGCTCGTAATGGAGCTTGTTAGCAGCAGTGTCAGCATCATAGTCACCTCTAATAAGACGATTAAATACACCAGCCACCTCACCGGTCTCGGCCAATAGCCCCAGCACAGCGGCTTCCGCATTGTAAGTAGGTAGTCTAAACTTTCTAATTTCATCTTGATATTGTGTGTTATTCATTTGTTAAATAGGTTTAAAAATCTTTCCCATAAGGAAGGCTTATGTTGAACATTACTTAGTTCAAGTAACCAATCAAATAGAGTCACTCGTCTCATTGTGTTAAAGCCTTCCAGCTATACTCATATTCTTTAGGAATACTTGCATTAATCAATTGTGCAATTTCTTGTGTTTCCTGTTGAGCATGAGCATCCAAGCGTTGCTTACATACTCTAGCAAAGAACATTAGGGAACCAGTCCAAATCCATTCAGTCATAGTGTTCTGTGGCAAAATCATACGGGCCTGCTCAGGAGCCATGCCGTGTTCAATAGCAGCTTCATACAGAGAGAGGGCATATTTAGTTTGATTTTCAAAGTCAAACGTCCACCCTTCCTGGTCATCCATTAATCCAGAACTACCCTGCTTTGCATTGTCCGGCTTACCACGCCATACATCAGGGAAGTAAAATTCAGGCTCAGAGTCCACATAACGCCGGCTAACTTCATTCCATACACCACCTACTTGATGTTTTACCAATTGGCGTGCAACGAAGATAGGAGCCTTAATGCGGAACTGGAGACTGGTATGGGCAAAAGGACTCCAATGGTTATGCTTGGCTAAATAGTTAAGGAGCTTTTGATCTTTCTCAGAGAGAGTAAAGCTATTCTTCTCAAACCTCTCTTTACCGGGGACAACTTCCCATTCACTCTCTTTATCAAAGCTAACCCGCGCTGCGTTAACAACGCTAAGGTCACTGCCCATATGGTCAATAAGGTCTACGTTCTGTTTTACGATTTTCATTCTGAATATCTTCCTCAATGTCTCTTAATGCATCTTCACGAGCCATACGTGATTCACGCTCTTCAATAAGTCGTTTACGATAACGAATGTTTTCTCCAAAATTTTTAGAGAAAATAGTTTCATCCATGTCTTTATTCTTCAACTTCTTCTTCACCAAATTTCCCATATAGTAGGTCTTCTTTTTCATCAATGATATCTAGGAAAGCATCTACAAGCATGGAGCTATCAATATTTAATAGCTCCAGTAGAGTCACTTCATCCAGTTGTCTTAGTCGGGTAATTAGATTCTTGTCCATAGACCTCCACAGCTTTTTGGAGAAAGTGGATGGCCTTCTTCAAATCTTCTACACCGCCCTTATGCTTCCATCTGGAAATATATTTTAAAGCAGTACCATCAAGATAACCTAGATTCCATCCTGTAATAACATCCCATGGTTCCATACCTTTAAATTGCTTATAGTGTTCTCCACCAATTTGAGTGTCATTAGCAGTGGATTTATGTACAATTTGGCAGTCCTTTAAAAAATCGTTAGTCATTTCTTTGGTCCCCAATAATTTTTAGTACCTGGGCATACTTATTATTAATATAATTTAAACTAACTGGCATTAAGTCAAATTGGCCATCATTTACTTCATGTAACATAAGAAAACCTCTCCAGTGTCTATTCCCTTGGAATCCTAGATAGTCTTCATTATGCTCATAACAGCTACCAGCAATAATGGAGGTTAGTCTTTTTCCATCTGCCCTGTGATCCGTAGCAATTTGTAAACCTTGTTGATGCCCTGCAATACAAGACATATGCTGCTTTGAAAGCTGAGCTTGAGCCGTAGTGGAAGGTCTTCCAGCAACCCCCGTAACAAAGTAATGGGAATAGCAAATGCCATCAATGACAACAGGCTCAAGAAAAGGGTAAACATCCCATCCAAATTCCTTGTATTTTAAATCAGATAGTCCGATGGTACCCTCAAGCTTGGGATCACCATTAATGACCCTAGAAATGCGGTCTTCGTGATTGCCCAAGGTGAGTACCAAGTTAGGATTGTAGCGTTCTCTATGTCCTTTTTTAGCCTTGTTGTTAAACTCCCAAAGAGGAGATAGTAGAGCCACCATAGCTGCATGTGTTGCATCAATGTCAGCCTTATATCTTCGTCCTTCAAAGCTCTTTTTACCAATATCGTAACTACTGAGGCTAGGCATATCCGCAAAATCCCCGATGCATACCACAGTATCAGGCTTTTTTTCAACAATATATTTACCAATGTTAGTCAAAAAAGCTAAGTCATTCCCTGGCTTAACCTGTACATCAGGGATAACTAAATGTGTTTTAGTTTGCAAGACCTTCATGCTCCACAATTAGACTATCTGGTGAAAGTAGTTGGGATGTAATTCCCATAGCAGTTGCCATGTTAAGTCCAAACTGTAAAACAGCCTGTACTTCCTTTTCATTCATGGTTGCAGTAAAGGCAAGAGAGCCGTCTTCATTACGCACTGGAACTTCGATTTTCATTATTATTCTTCCTTAGTTTAGTTTCTTCTTTACTTTTCTTTTTGTGACAGGTAGTACATAATACCTGTAGATTATCCTCTCCACAAAAAAGATTTTTAATAACATCATCCCAACTTACAAATCCAGTTTCTGGGACAACTGGTTTGATGTGATCGACCTCAATGTCTTTACTTGTGAATTCGTTTGTACAGGAAGCACATTTGTAGTGTTGAGCAAGTCTTCCAGTTTTACTGTTAACTTTCTTTTCTGTCTTGCTAGTCTCCAGCACAGCCCACTTTGGAGGCCAACGACGAGTACCAGAGCGTAAAACAGACATAATAAAAGCATTAATTCGTCCCTGAGTCCATTGTGTACTCATCATCCTCCTTATGCCAAATCCATAGACATTTAGCATTCAGAAGATATTCTTCTTCACAGCTATAGCAATCTAGAACAGCTTGTTTCATTTCTTCCTCACTATTACAATTGGCGAGGATAGCTGTAGCCTTTTTGGGACCGATGCCCGAGACTCCCTTGATGTTGTCAACGGCATCGCCAATGAGCATCTGATAATAAAACCAATAAGTAGCTTCTTCAGGTGTAATGGTGAAAAGGACTTTCTTAACGGGATCATAGTGTAGTCCTTTAATTTGTTTAAGGTCTTTATCGTTGGTAACAATAATAGTAGACCCATCCGAAGCTTGTCTAGCTCCCATAGCATCGTCTGCTTCAGCGTTGTCAATAGTTTGAGCATTATGTGTAGTTCTTAGAAACTCTCTTACTTCTTGTTCCCACTTAGGGCGATAACCACCTTGTCGGTTGGCTTTATATTCTGGGTAGATTTTATATCTGAAGTTACTTGAACCAGAGAGCCATACTTCATACTCAGAGGCTACACAGGCTGTAATAATTTCATCAATGAAGGCCTCTGCTCTTGCACAAGCAATCCACGCCTCAGATTCTCCTTCAGCACTTGCTGCACATCTAAAGGCTACCAAATCACCATCAATTAAGGCTCTCATACTCTTACTTCTTGTACTTTACCATCAAAGTCTGTGTAAAAGATTTTCCTAATACCCACAGCTTGTATAAGCTCGCGACAATGAATGCAAGGAGCAGCACAACTGACATTACCAGACTTAGTAAACCTAGTAACATAAATGTCCGAATTACATAGATCATCCATACGACCTTGGCGAAGAAGGTTGGTAATCGCTGCTGCTTCAGCGTGAGCAGTCGGTCTTTTAGAAAATCTATTGTATCTAATACTATTGAATCCTGTTGATATGACACGGGAACCTTTCATGATAACAGCCCCTACTCTATGCTTTAGAAAGGAGCTTTTCTTTGCTTGCTTCTCAGCAATACGGAAACTCATCTATAGTTTCTCACGAGTGTAATACGACAGCACCTACCACCCATACCAAAAAATGTCTTCATAGTAATTCGACAATTTTTCCTATATGCCCAAGCATGTGCTGCTTTTTTTAGTCTCTCCCTATCTTCAAAAGACATGGGGAAGGTTTCAACGAAGTCCCCAGGGGAGATTAGAAAGGACGAGAAACTGTATTTACATACATATGTCCCGTCCTTATTGAAATTAAGCTTCCGCTGCCATGTCACGGCCAACGGCTGGGTTATCAATACCAATTAGATCATCAACACCATATACAAAGTCAACAAGCTCTTGAGCAAGTTCTAAAACATCTTCCTTCTTAAGAGAGGACTTTGCACCAGGAGTTAACATGGATATAGCATTAGTGATGGAACTCTGCTTAACAATTAGCAACTGGCGTTGCTTACGCTCTTCAGGAGTCTCATAATTACTACCTGCTACCCGAGTAGCAGGACTAGCGGTAGAGCCCTTAGAAGGGGCTTCTGTACCCTCTACAGATACCTTTGACCATTGGTCATAGCCTGCATCATTCTTAGTGGTATCAACAACTAGACTAGTACCAGATGGAACAGTCTTAAGTGTCTTAAATACATCAGGATTAGCAAAGCTAACCAGAGTTTGGGTCTTATTAGCCCCATTGAAAGTGTAGGTTGCTACACCCTTTTCATAGCTGGTCTTACCCTTTTGAATCTTCTCTACTACAAACTCTTGTAGAACAATCTTAAATGACATTATTTTCCTTATTTGGAGCGGAGTGGGAGAATCGAACTCCCTTGACTAGCTTGGAAGGCTAGGACACAACCAATATGCCAACCCCGCATTACAGTTTAATTTCTTCCATATCCCTTTTATTGGGACCGGCTTGAATTTCGCAAGTTAAAGGAAGCTGCATAGCATACCCAAAGGTGCTTTTACACAACAATGGAACTGCTTCAATGCTTTCTTTTAACATCATACTAATAGTATACACATTTTTCTCTAGTGTGTCAACTACTAAAGAGTCGTGGACAGTACAAATAAATTTTGCCTCAATGTCAGACTCTCTTAGTCTCCTCATAAGCTCAATACGAGCCAACATCACCAGGTCGGCACCCCAACCTTGAACTGGGTAGTTCTTAATAGTAGTAATGGGCCACCTACCATTAGTGGGTCTAAAGTTGAAATAGCGGCCACTAGGGATTTCTATGTATCCCTGCCGCATGGCAGTTTCAAGTAGACTATCGTGCCATTTCTTGATACCTTTATACTTGGTGTAGAAAGCTTCAATTACTTCTGCCCACTGTTTTCTACTATAACCCATGTGCAGAAAGTCTGCATCCATGGAGAAGCCATAGTCACTACCACCATATAGTAGTTTAAAGACGAAAATCTTAGCAGTTACTCTTGCAGGTAAGTTAAACCTAGCTTGATTATCAGCATGGGTATCAAACTTATTTATAATTTCTTGACTTAAGATTGGGTCTTTTGAAAGGTCTGCTGCTGCTACAAGTTCAAGTCCTTTTACGTCAGCATTGATAAGCATTTAGTCATATCTACTTACAAGAAGTTGGTCAACCTCAGGTGAGGTGTTCTGAAGATTGGGTTTAGAAGAGCTTAAACGCCCTGTTCTAGCAATGTTTTGGTTAAACTGACCATGTACCATGTTGTCTTCCCATTGAAGGTCTCTAAAGCACTTATTAAAAGTATCAATCATGGAGATAACCTTAGTGAGTTTTGCTGTTTTATCTAAAATTTCCAACAGTCTTTTGTCTTCATTTCTACGAGTTTTAAGTTGCTTAAGTGTGGGGTCATCCACTTGATAGTAGATTGTTCCACCTGTGTAGAATTCCTCTTGACTTTTCTTAACCTTTGTACCCTCAAGGGGGTTAAAGCGTTTTGGGAAATCCTGTACATGGGAGTGCCATGTCCCTTTAAGATATTTCTCCCCTTTTCTGGAACCAGATTTGTATTCAGCCCAATCTTCCGTTCTCCACTCAAACTCAATTGACCCTCCATATAGGAGACAAGAAAGCTGATCTCCAGAATCCCAGTTAAACTTGCAAGTTTCTGGAAGTTCTACTGGAAGGTATGTAGCTAGCTCTTGTTGAAAATCAAGTAGGGTATCCCCATACTGCTGAACAACTTGATTAGCTCTCTCTTGGTTAAACTTAATCCCATTAAACTCTGCTTCTGCAAGGGCAATGGTATCTTTCCCAGAGACCAATATAAGCTTATGAGATTGTGCCGTGCTAATTGTAACTTGTGTGTTAAAAAGCTCATACGTATTTTCTACATCTGTGTTATTGTACTCCTCAAGAATGTATTTAGGAATATCTGGTGTATCTACTCCGACAGACCAGTATTCTTTAACTTTATCTTGTTTGGGGGGGAGGCCATAAGAGGACAACACTTCATCCAAAGAAGCCATAACAGCCTCTTGTCCCGTAATGATGTGTTCTGCGAGAAGAACATCAAAAATATCACAGTCTGCAGGCAACCTAATACCAAGCCTAAATAGCCATAGAAGCTCAAACTTACCATTAGCACAAACGAGCAAATTACACTTAGAAAGTTCACTACGAAGACATGTGAGGAAGTCAGGCTCTGTAAAATAGTGGAAGGTCGTAGTACCATTATTTACCTTAATGGAATAGCTTACTGGATAGTTAGATGGTGTAAACGGGTGCCCCTTGTTAGCAGTGGTTGTCTCAAAATCAAGGGTTACTGTATTATGCATAAGTTACAACATCCTCATATCGTGCAATGTCAGCAGCAATGAGACACTCAAAGTGTCCATGCTTAAGTTCAGAAATACTATCGGGGTCCCCAAATAGCTTATTCTTACTGATGTTTAGGTAGCGAACTTTCTGAAGGTTGTCATCATGCACCTTACCAATACCTAAAATCCAATCTGCCTCTGCCTGTTTAGCCGTTTTAGCATTGGCAACGTGTTCCATAGTAAGGTAACGTACACCTTCTGCTGTTCCGTCAGCTTGGCATACTCCAATGGCGGCATGACTTCCCTTAGCAAGTTCTCTAGCCCATTGATAGATAGTTCCCAAGCGTAAATCTTCTCTATCGGCGTTAAATCCTTTAATTTTGTCGATTTGGTCATAAATGACGATACTTGGCTGTACTCGTTGCACAACCTTCTCCACTTCTCTTCTTGAGATAGTGGCGGAGTCATACAGTTGAAATCTTTCACCAACTTGCTCATTAAATGCCTTTTTAAACTTGCCAACATTGGCCATTAGAACATCAAGCGTTACACCAAAGTAAGCCTGATAAATTCTAATCATTACCTTGTTACCTTGCTCCTCGTTATTAAACCAAACTACTGATTCAGAAGAGTTTGATATGAAGCTTGTAGTCTCAGAAGCGAGGAAAGTAGTCTTGCCTGTTTCCGGTCTAGCGAAGATGAATCCAAAATCGCCTTTACGCAGGCTGCCGAGACTTTTGTTAAGACAATTAAGACGCCAACGTACACCCTGGTCTTGATAGGTAGCATGAATTAGTTCTTCTAAATCTGTGGTGATGATTTTTAGTTCATCTACTTTTTTATGATCGTCCTCATTAGTAAACTCAATGACTCTCTGTTGCCAGCCTTCTTTAACCTCATGCCCCTGTCCTACTCTCAACAGCACCTGGGAAAGCTCTAGAGCCTCTTTACGGCGCTTAATTGAAGCAAGTAGGGTATCCCCTACATCCTCACCAATTTCTTCCTTGTAGAGTCTCTCAAACAGAGCGTTGTAAGTTTCTTTGTCAGAGTCAGGATACTTAGTATAGAAGTATGCTTGTAGTTCATCGAGACTAAAATCTCTATCAGCAGAGATATGTAGTTCTTCTAAAGATTTATAAATATAATAAAGTTCATTATAAGTATCTTTAATATATTT